CCCCGCCACAATCAGCAGCAGTGACCCGCCAGCGGCAGCCGCTACGGCGGTGACCGCCGCGATACGGGTCAGGGTAGAGGTCAGCTCTGGGTTGGCCCGCATCCAGTCGCCAGTGACCTGAATGATCTCGGTGACGCGCTGGATAATGCCGCGAAGTGGGCCGTTCTCGGTCTCCATCATCTGGATCCCCACGTCATCCCAAGCGGAGGTGAGGTTGTCCAGATCGCCGATGGCGTTATCGGCCATCACCTTGGCGACCTTGCCCGCCTCCCCCTGCGTTTGCTTCAACGTGGCGATCAGCTCCTGCAGCTTGCCGGAACCGGCCTGCTCGGTCAGCACGGTCAGGGCGGCAAATGCCTCTTCACCGGCGATGGCCTTGAAGTAGCCCGAGCGGGTGGCGTCCCCCATCTTGCTGGTTTTCTTATAGAGCTCGTCCAGGATATCGGGCAACGAGCGCAGGTTGCCCGCCGCATCGGCTGTCTTGACGTTGAGGGCGGCCAGCGCATCGTTCGCCGCCTTGGGCGGAGAAGCCAACCGGCCGAGAATGGCGCGGATCGCAGTCCCGCCCATGCTGCCCTGAATACCCGCATCCCCCAGCTTGCCCGCCATCGCGGAGGCTGTTTCAAGGTCTACCCCGAGCCCTGCTGCTACCGGCCCCACGTATTTCATGGTTTCACCCAGCATCTGCAAATCAACGTTGGCACGGGTGAAGGTGCCGACCATCACATCCCCCAAGCGGTTCATCTGGTTGGCCGGTAGCTTGAAGCCGGTCAGGATGTTGGATCCGATATCGGCGGCTGCAGCAATCTCGACGCCGCCCGCCTTGGCGATATCGAGCACCCCTGGCATGGCGTCACGGATTGCCTTGGGGGTGAAACCGGCCATTGCCAGAAATCCCTGGCCCTGCGCCGCTTCGCCCGCAGTAAAGGCGGTATTGGCGCCAAGCTCCCGAGCCTGGGCCCGCAGGGCGGCCAGCTCGCCGCTTCCTTTGTCCAGCCTGGTGATCGCCTGCACCTTGGACATATCGACATCAAAGCCCATCGCCTTGCCCGCAATATTGGTCCCCTTGTAGATGGCGGCGGCACCGGTGGCCATGCCAGCTGCGCCATAGCCCGCCATAGAACTGCGCATCGACATGGTTTTGTCGTAGTTGGCTTTGATCTGGTTAAGGCGCTTTTGCTGGTCGGCCAGCTGTCCCAGCTTGGCCCGCTGCTGGTCGAGCTGGCTGTTAGCTGCGGCCAGATCGCTCTTGAGCTGGCGCTGGTGCTGGCCCAGTTGTTTGGTGTTGATGCCTGCCTCGCCCATGGCCCGTTTCAGGCTGCCGTGGCGGGCGACCATTTCCCGTTCTTGCTGGGAGAGGTCGCGTACCTTCTGCTTGGCCTGCTCCATGGCGCGTGTCATGGCCTTGGTCGGTTGCTCGACCTTGGCGAACTGTTGTGCCATCTGCTGTGCATCGCGTTGGGCTTGGGTCAGCTGTGCGCGGGTTGCGCCAATCTGCTGGCCTAGGGTGCGATAGCCATCAATCTGGCCGCTCTGGGCTTCCAGCTCCTTGATGCGCTTTTTGGTTTCGACCAAGTCTTTGGCGGTGATGCGGCTCTGGCCGCTGGCTGCCTTGAGGGGGGCGGTGAGCTTGTCGATCCCATTAAGCAGGATTTGCAGTTTGAGAGGGTTCATTGTTGTTCTGCCCCGTTGATGCGGTTGTGAGTCTCAACGAGGCGTTGGTGCCAGCCCATCAGCTCGCTGATTTCCATGACAGCCATCTCGGACGGCGGCCAGTGGGCGATGATGGCCAGATCGGCCATCACCTCGTCTACGCAATGAGGTAGGCCATTTTCTTCGGTACCAAAAAAGTGCTTACCTCGCTGCCCAACTGCATCAGGTCAGCCGGGTCCATGTTGCCGATCTCGGCTTCGGTCAAGATGGGGGTGGTGATGCGGGGCAGCAGCTTGGTGAGGGCGTTGACGTCCATCTGCACCACATCGGTCATATTGAGACCGCGCATTTCGCCCGCCTTGGGCTTGCGCAGCTGGATCTCGGTGATGGTGGTGTCGCCGCGCTGGATGGCTTGGTCGAGGGTAACGGTTTTGTTTTCCATGGTGTCGGTTCCTGGTGATGTAGTGAGGGCGGCTGTTGGCCGCCCGTTGGATGGGTGAATGGGTTAGAGGCCGATGGCTTTGCGGTGCTCGGCCATCAGGTCGACGCCATCGGGGCCGGTTTCGATCATGTTGATGAGGTCAATCTCATGCATCACCTGACCGTTGACGGTCTCTTTGTAGTAGGTGTTGACCATGCTGACCTTGGCCTGGGTGTTGTCACCGGCCTTGAGGGTGCCGCGATCGAGCTCTTTGAAGCGGCCACGGCAGACGATTTCGACGGCCATCACTTCGCCGGTGTCATCACGCTGGGTTGATCCGGCAAAGCGCAGGCTGGTGCCGTCGGCCTTGGGTTCGCCCATGCAGCGCAGGAGTTGTTCGCCGTAGCCGCCAAAGGTGAACGACACATCAAGGGCGCTGTCATCGAGCCCCATGTCGATGTTGACGGCACCGCCCATGCCGCCGCCGCGATAGGCTTCAAACTTGCGGGAGAGTTTGGGCGGGGTGAAATCTTCCGCTTCACCGACCCAGTTATCGCCATTGAGGAAGACGTTAAGGCGTTTGAGTTTGCGTGGCAGTGCCATGGTGGCTCCTTATGCTGCGGCCGCGACGCGGGCGCCGAAGTCGATGAGGTAGGAATCGGTGATGCGCTGGATGAAGCCGAGGTCTTCGAGCGGCGGCACCGGGGTGTAGTTGTAATCAATGCGCAGCTTGCCTGCCTTGAGGGTGTCTTTGTCGTTGAGTTCCTCGTTGTACCAGCAGTCAAACCCGAGCAGGTAACCCCCGGCGACCAGTTCGCGGCCCTTGGCGTTGACCCCTTCGATGATGTCTTTGACCAGGGTGGGGGTCATGGGCTTGTCGACGGCCCACATGTGCGCCTCGGCGATGGTGTCGGCCAGTATTTGGGCGGTACGGGTGTAGTTCTCGAAGGCGAACAGGGGATCATCGGAGCAGGTGCGGTTGCCCCAGTAGCGGAAGCCGTCAGCGCGGATCAGGGCGGTGACTTCGTTGGCGTTGAGCAGGCCGACCTCGGTGTCGGGGTCTTGCAGATCCCAGAACAGGTTTTTGGTCATGCCATCGACCCCGGTCACGCCGACGTTCGACAGGGTCTTGTGCCAGCCAATCTCTTTGTCGATCAGCGCGCGCATGGCGGCAGCCTTGAGACATGCATCGAGCTTGACGCTGGCATTCGCTGTAACGTCCCACGCAGTCCAGTCACCGTGGATCACCATCAGTTCGCGGCTGGAGAAGTTTTCACGGTAGGCCAGCGCGGCCTCGACGGTCTCGGCGATGGTCGGCACGTAGGCAAAGGCGCGCAGCTTCTTGGCCATGCCCGCCAGCGCAGTGGACACCGGCAGGGTGCAGTTGTCCGGCACGCAGAGGATGCGCGGCTTGACGCCGGTGACGGGGGCGGCCCGCTCCAGCGCCTTGAGGCCGGTATAGCTGCCATCTGGCTTGATGGTGCCGATGATGTTGCTGGTGAGGGCTGCAGCATCAGCACCCTTGGCCACGCGTACGGCGATGACGATGGTGTTGACGGTGTCATAGATGGTTTGCAGCGACTTTTTGAGGTTACCCTCGCTGCCCGCTTTGGCGATGGCCGCCGGCAGGTTGGCGATCAGCACAGGCTTGTCGAGGGGGAAGTAGGTGGCGTCGGCATCTTCGCTGGTGCAGACAATGCCGATCACCGCCGTGGCGACGGTGCGGATGGTGCGGGTGCCCTCGGTCGCTTCGACGACGCGCACGCCGTGGTGAAATTGGTCCAGTGCCATAGGTTCTCCTGTTGTCCGGACGGAGCATTCTTTGCGTAGGTAATGCATGTGATGTGAGCAGGGTCAGGATGCAGGGGCAGGGGATGGCAGGCGAGCGACGGCCAGTGTATCTGGCGTGGATACACTGGATGGGCGGTGACAATGGGGTGATGGGCGGCAGTAACGAAACACCCCGCACTGGGCGGGGTGTGGTGGTGATTAACTATCATAAGGAGGCAATGGAACGGCGCCATTGTCGATCGTTATGGGATGAGTGAATGCATCAGGAAATCTGGCTTCGTGCGGAGCATTGTTCCCATGAGACAACATCAACATTAAATGGATCTCCCCACCGATGCGTGAAACTGGCCCGATAAAGAATGGTTGTTTTGTATCAATGCGTTCTCCATCGGCGAGTGTTGAGAAGTCAAAAACCTTACCATTTATGCTGATTACATCACCATTGACGACAGCCTTAAGTTGTTGCTCATCTGAACGGATTGGAGATAGTTTAATTTTCATGTCCAGGCTCCTATTCTGCGGCCCATCGGCCTGACACTTTTGCACTGACGTTTGTCATGTATTCTTGCCCACTCATGTTGAAGCAGTTCAAATTTGCATTTGAATTCGTCAACGAGTCATATGTCGCAATGAGTGGGCCAGTACCATCAGCCGTTACGTTGATTGCGTGCACGTTGAGCATTGCTACCGGGAATGTCCAAAGGGTATTTGCGGCTATGATTTTTTCGCAGGACACTGAACCATCTGCATATTTCACGTAATAGCCATTGGCATTTCTGCCATATTCAATAATCGCTCCGCTTGGCACTCCTTGCGCCAGTGATACCGGACCAACGATATTGCTTTTTTTATAGTGGTTCGCCAGTTTCTTTGGAGTAACGGCAACCGTGTCATCAGTTGCTGCATCAACCTGCGCCTTGGTAGCCACCTTCATCATGCCAAGCACGGTTTCTGATGCCTGTTTGACCCAGGCCAGCAGCTTTTTGGCTGTGACGAACTTGGTGTCATCGGTACCGGCGTTGACCTCTGCCTCGGTGGCTATCTGCGCCTTACCTTTCACGGCTTCGCTGGCAGTGGGGATGGTCACCGCACCGGTCATACCATCTACCGACTGCACGGTGTCGGTAGGGGTAAGCAATTCCTGCCAGTTGGCCAGGGTGGATGCACCGGTTACCCGCAAGATGAAAGACTTGTTCAGATCGGTGCGTACTGCGACATCCCCTATTTCGGCAGTCAGGGCCAGCATGGCAGCCTGTGAGCCGACGACGAAGGTGTCGATGATGGCAGTGGCCGGGAGTTGACTGACTGGCACCTTGCCGCCGCCATCCAGGGTCGCCACCCCGTTGTTGGCACCTTTTTGCGAGGCTGGTACCGCATCGGTGATGCCATAGCCTGCCAGGG